CCATAAGCATGTAGCTTTACGCTCAGGATCACCAAACATGTAGGGATGAATTACTTGTGAAGGCTTTTGATAGATTTTGCTCATGCATCCAATAGGGTTTTCAATAGCCACCATTTCACACTCCAGATCCGTAAAGAGTTTGAAAAATGCTATTGCTTGTTCACGATCTTTCAGCCGGGTAATAGCTTTTTGCCCGTAACGCTCAACGTTAAACCAACGATTGCCAGCTACAGATAGAAAGGTGCAAGGAGGATGAGCAACAACAAGATCCCAACCTTTATACAAAACATCACGAACATCACCTTGATAATGATTCCCTGGTGCTTCAGTCGGGAGTAGATCGCAAGACATAGCATTATGACCAAGAGCGGCAAAAGCATCACGAACACGGCCAGAGTATTCACATGCGACTAATACGTTTAATCGTTTCATTGTTGTAATTCCTCATCTAACTGAGCAGCGAACACATCTAAAGTTTCAAGTAGATCAAGCTGCCCTATATCGTATTTATATGTTTGCCACTCGCCTTCACGTGGTACGCGCTGTAAGCCTGTTTGCTCTTGCCACAACATGATGAATTGCTCACCGTGTATGTACTCTGGAATGGATCCAGTAGACCAAGAAGAAACAGTGCTGCCACCCGACACATCAAGGACGTATGCAATCTTTTCGTGTGACCATCCAAGGTTGCGTAAATCTAGAATCATGCGGTTGAAGTCTGGACGCTTATAACCTCGGCGTTGGCGCAAGAATTCTTTGGCTTTTTTCTTAGTTTCGAGAAAACGCGCGCGTGCGCGAGGGTTGTCTGTAAAAGCTGTACTATCAACACGCATATTCACCTCTCACGCTCCTAAAAATGTCTTACATCCCATGCATTGTTTTTCGCATTCCAATGCACGGATTTAAATGAAAATGGATACAATTCAGCAGCTACTTTGATCTTTACTAGCGCATCATCTTCCCAATGGCCTTTGACCTCATGTACTTGCAACTCAAAATCACTTGTAAGTACGAAAAAATCAGGCTTATAAAACGTCTTTTCAGCTAAACGCAGGTTGATACAGTCAAACTTGAACCAAAGGATTTCACCTTTCATTCTTTTGCTTTCTAGGTAGTCGCTGTATTTACGCTCTGTTTTGTTCATAGCGCCTTGTTTTAATCTTCCTAGTACCCTTGCATCACTTTTACTTTTATCGCGCTGTAATGTGCCTTTTTGTGCGTTATTTCGCTTGTTTTGAATTGCTTCTAGCTGTTGTTCAGTTATTCTCATGATTTAGCCCCTTCTTGTTGGGTCTTGAACTGCTCTAACAGGCCAGCTCTTCTAAGTTTTACGTACAAACATGCAGCTGCTCTTGTTTCAGCAGTCTTTAATCCATGGTTGTAAGCACAACGCAATGCCATCATTTCCTTGTAGTTCATCTGCCTAGCTCCACCATGTTCAAAATCGAAACTTCCATTTCAGCAAGCACGTAATTTTTTAATTCGTGGTAGGTATTGTTTTTGAATGCCTCATGTACTTCTTTAACCACGATCATGTCGAAGTAAGGACGCTTTCTTTTTTCCGCGATTGTGATTAATCGGAATTTAATTTCTGTTAGTGTCATGCCGCACCTCGTAAAGCAAAAGGTACTGGCTTGCCTTCTGCTCTTAAGCTTTCGATGTACTGTTCTTTTTGATCAATTAGTTTTTCGCGTAACTCCGCAATTGCTTTCTGTGCAATCGTTTTGTATCGCTCGTTATCAGCCTGCTGCTCTTCCTTGGTTTGCTTGTGTTCAAGTTGAAGCTGTGTTTCTTGAGTAGAGAGGAAGCCTGCAACCTCTGCTTGTTTGATTGCAGTAATGCGCTGATCTGGATCTACACCTAAGCTCACGTTGTAGACAGGTTTTAATCCTTGGTCCTTTGCTTCTGTCACTAAGCGTTCGTAGATAGACACAAAGATTTTTTTAGCTTCTGCCAGTTGGAACTTGTCACCGGTTGCAACCAAGTCAGCACACTTCTCGAATGCTTTAGCAGATTGCTCAGTCCACACCACTGTCATTTCACGACCAGTGCCATGTTCGATTGAGTTTTTAGCTATTGCCCAAGCTTCATGTGCATCTAACCAATCAGATGCTTTAGGCTCACACCATGATCTAAACTCTGGAATTGATGGACAGAACGTTGATTTCATCATCTTGGTTACACCACGTTTGAAATCTTCTGCAGTTAGTCCTTGAAAGCACTCAACCATTGATTCAGCGATATCTTTCGGGTCTACACCTGCCCATTGATCAGTGAATTTCTTTCCATAAAACCCACGCATTTTAGTAATCAGACGTAAAGCGTCTTCAAAGGTGAACTCACGCATGACCCACCCCCTCAATCAGTAACGGCTTTTTTGGTGTGACATCCCAAAAGGTTGAGCCACCATTTAGGAACTCGTCCCACTTAGCTTGCTCTGAGATGGTTTGTTGTTGCGAAGATTGATAATTGGCATTTCTTACTTGCTGTGGCTGTTGGTCTTTCAAGTACCAATCTGCTTTAAATCCTTGATAACCCTTCTTGGCAGACCATTGAACTGCCATAGCCAACGTAATATTTGCTTTATGTGCCTGTTCAGTTAAGTTCTCAATAACCGAATCTGTAAGTTCTGCTCCTTTGCGAGCTACCATCCAATCATGTGCATATTTTTCTTCACATCCAAGTTCAACAAGACGGTTAATACCTGCCTGTTTTTTAGTAATGCGTTTTACCTTATGCTCTGTTTTAGCCTTAGGTGCATTCTCTGAATCACCCAATGATGGATTAACAGATGGATAAATGATGGAATGATGGATAGTGTCAACCTCGCTGACTGGTTTTGTCGCCAAGTTGACTGGTGTGGTCAGCGTGGCTGACTGGTGTGGTCCGCCAAGTTGACTAGTTTGCTTAGTTGACTGGTCAACCTCGCTGACTGGTTTTGATTGTTTTTTAGGCTCGTATTTGATCGATGGATTAAAGTTTTGGGGTGTAACTAGGTACTGGTTTAGACGCCCATTCCCACCAGTAATATTTAAGATTCCGCATTCCTTTAAGTAAGAAAGACATGATGCAATCGTAGTACGACTATATCCAGTCTCTTCCATTAAACGAGATCGTGGTGCATACCAACTGGTATTACCGTCATCATCTGCAATATCGGAGATAACCCAAAGAAGCATTTTTGGAGTGCTTTCAATAGGCAATCTGCGAATTTCATTAACAATTTTATTACTCATCATGCCCCTCACCCTGTGCATTCCATGGGTACTTCCCAATTTCATGCGTATGTGCTAAATTCATATTTCACTTCTCATCTCATTGCTTTGCAGTGGAATGGCAGATAAGGCTCAATTGGTTGCGACAATTGGGCTTTTTTTGTGCCTGTGTTTTATGTGGATTTGGTGCCAGTTCTAGTTCGAATGGCTCAGGATTTCTTGTATCTACGGTAACTGTGGTTAGATCGAACTCAGCCTGTAGACTTTGAAGTAACTCCTGAACTTCACGGATTACATCAATGCCACGCTCTCTCATTAATTCGGAAACAGTTTGTTTTCTTGATCTAGCGATTCTTTCTAAAAGAATCTTTTCCTCATCCGTGCACTTAAAGGTGACACTTGCGGTTAATTTCTCAGCCATGTATCCACCTACCCAGCTAGTGCAGACTTATCAGCTTTCAGCTTCCCGTCTGTCATCACTTGTATTGCCGCTTGAGTACGTGGAGGAATTCCGTTTATTTCCCAGTCGTGAATAGTAGAACGGCCCTTTTTAAGTTCTTTAGCAAGCTGCGAATTGTTCGCTACCTTGTAATATTTCCGTAGTTGCTCAACATTCATTTCGTTTATCCGAACTAATTTGTTCGTTTTATTGAAACACATGTTCGTGTAACCGTCAATAAAATTGTTCATAATTCCGAACATATAGAAAAGTGATTTTACTCCCATGAAAACTGCATCAGATCGTATCAATGCCCGTATGAAAGAACTTGGCTTAAAGCCTGCTGATTTAGTGAGAGGAACTGGAGCCGGACGCGCTACTGTTTCTGCGTGGACAAATGATGGTAATAATCCAAGCGCAAAATATTTAGATTCTTTAGCGAAGTGCTTGAAGACAACACCAAGCTGGATTCTTACTGGAGAAGGTGAAAAAGAGACTAAAGCCGAATTGCAAAGTGAACCGGTTTATAGCAATGTAAAAACATCATCAAGACAATTAAGAAAAATTCCATTATTAGATTTTGTGCAAGCGGGGATGTGGAGAGAAGTGGTTTATGACGGTTTAAACCCATTAGGTGAAAGCTATACATCATATGTTGGTAGCGACCCCTATTCGGTGTTTTCTTTAGAAGTAGATGGATACAGTATGTCGCCAGAATATATGCCTGGTGATGTAGTTGTGGTAGATGCAGCATTAGCGCCTAAACCTGGTGCTTTGGTAATTGCGCAAGAGATTCAGCAAGGAGTAGCTGTCACAACATTTAAAAAATATAAAGTTCTTGGAATTAATGAATATGGTGTAGAAATTATTGAATTGAAGCCATTGAATGATGATTATCCAACTTACAACTCAACTCAAATTGAAATCTCAATAATCGGAGTTGTAATTGAGCACCATAAGAGGATTCGTTATTAATGAGATACTTAGCAATTATTCTAGGGTTTTTATTATTGGTTAATTTAGGGTTTACTGGTTATATCTATTCAGAAAATAAAAATCTTAAGCGCGATGTATTGAATTTAGAAACCACACTAGATCGATTAGATGTTGAAGCACTTGAGAAAATACGCCTTCCAAAAGAGAAACAGAAATGTGAGCTTTCAGGAACTGGTGATTGGTTAGCCTCTTTAAATTGCGAATAAAATTAGATGCTCTTTAAGTGCCCGCTTCGGCGGGTTTTCTTTTGCCTATTCGATTAATGTTCGGTTTTCAGAAAATAAATATAAATTTTTCCGAACAAACTCTTGACTATTTTGTTCGGCTAAGCGAACATGTTCTTACCAGATAACAAAAAAGCCCCTAGCTTTCGACGGAGAGGGACTTTTACTCAAAGAGTGAGATAAGTATGAATCAAAGAATTGAAAAGTACAAGTTTAGCCAAGCCTTCCGGGATGGCTCGAAAGCTTTCATAGCTTTCTGGATTATCACCTTCATTGCATTTGCTTTCTTAAAAGGCTGTGCCGACGAGCAATACGCCAACGAACTCAAAGCAAAACAGAATATGTATGTGCGAGTGCAAGTGGAAGGAGCTAACTAATGGATACAAAATCAGTTGCAACCGTTTCAGTTGTGGTAATTGAAGCCCTAATGATGCTTGTTGAACATGAAGGCATAGAGCTTCCAAGCATCTCATTGAAGCTTAAATCTGAAGATGGTTCAAGAATTAGTTATGAAGTTGATTTCTCACACTTAGTTGAACAAACCCTTAAAGGACTTAAAGAGCTTAGTGAGGGTGAGCAAGACAAGGAGCCCTCTCATGGATAACTACAAAATCAAAGTTTGTCGTAATAGAGGTGTAGTCAAAACAAGGTTTGTTGAGGGCTTTGGCAAAAATTACATCGTTTCAAACTTGGGACAAGTATTTTCAGTCGCTCGTTCAGGAAACTGGAAGCTTAAGCAGTTAAAACCAAATGTTAATCACAAAGGATATAGCCGAGTAACTTTGAAGAATGGCGGGGAATGTAAAACACTAAGCTTACATAGAGTTGTTGCTCATGCATTCATTGAAAACCATTTAGGTAAAACTCAGGTAAATCATATAAACGGAATTAAATCCGACAATGACGTAGCAAATCTCGAATGGTGTACACCAAAGGAAAACATTCATCACGCCTTAAAGACCGGTTTAACAAAGGTTTCCTCTGGCGAGAAAAAGTCTCAATTAACTAATGAGGATGTCTTGCAGATAGTTTCTAGATATCACAATGGCGAAATGTTGAGAGAGATTTCTAAAGACTACCCCGTTTCTGAACAAACACTAAGTTCAATTGTTAATGGAAAGAGTTGGTCAAGCGTCACTGGCATCCAACACTCATATATCGGCAAGGGAGTTAAAAGATGTCAAATGAATTAAAAGACCCAGCATTGATTAGCAGTGCTGAGGCAAAGCTTGCGTGGGCTAATGGAGTTGATATTCAAATCAAGAATGTAAATTGTGTCAACTGGTATGACTTAGATGAGAGCAAATACAATCTTGATATTTTTGATAATGTTCGTGTTGATTTCCGCCTCAAACCCCAAACCATCAAGCTTGAACTTGAGCTGCCGAAGCCTTTTGAGCCGAATCTGGATGAAAACTATTGGTTTATAGATAGCACAGAAGAGAAAGGTTACAGACTAACTCGCTTTGACAACGATGAAAATGATCAGGACGTTATGCAATTCGGAGCATGGCGCACCGAAGTCGAGATCAAGCAAGTCGTAGAGCAACTCAGAAAGATACGAGGTACTAACTCATGAATATGTTAGCCAATATCTCGTTTGATGCTGCGGTATTCACAAGCCTTGAAGTGATGAATGTTGATGTAGTGGATGGCGTTATTCAGTTCTCTTTATCTATTCAAAACGCTGAGCACATCTACATCGTTGCGAGTGTCAAAGGAATTGAGAAAAACGACACTTTCGAATATGGCGAAGGCTTGGACTATCAAGACTGGAAAGATGTGAATTACACAAGAATGACAGTCGATTCAAGTAGCCGACCACATGTCGATGACTTTGATTATGTCGATGCAGTCGAAGGTATGCCATTTGCTCTTACTTCTACTCAAATTCAAAAGCTGAATGAGTATTTAGAAGAACTGGCAAGAGAAGAAAAAATCAATGAGTTGAGAGGTGGGTGATGTCTAAACGCGCCCTACTCCATAAGTCAAAACTAGAAGATTTCAAGTCTTGGCTTATTGAAAACCAAATTCAGTATCGAGATGGCAAAGGTGATTTTCAGGTTTTACAGGTTGAAGTAAAAGACAGGTTTTACCCGATATACGACAGGCTTCAAGGCGCCCACTTCACAACCCAAAGAGAACTCATCCCTTTAGTTAAAAGATACATCGCAAGCGTAAAGAATTAGGAGAAGATTATGAATGTGCCAGTGCAAAACAACATCGTTCAAGCTCAAATGCATAAAGTGGCATTAGCTTTCGATATGGTCGATGTGGATCCTGAACAATTAAAGAAAACCCTTACAGATACAGTGTTTAAAGGTGCAAATGATGTTCAGTTAGTTAGTCTCCTAATTGTCGCTAACCAATACAAACTAAACCCTTTCACCAAAGAAATTTATGCATTCCCTGCAAAAGGTGGCGGCATTGTTCCTGTAGTTGGTGTTGATGGTTGGGCACGAATTATTAATGACAATCCTGTTTGTGATGGTATTCAGTTTGAACAAGACGACGAATCATGCACATGCAAGATTTTCCGCAAAGACCGCAACCACCCTACTGTTGTGACTGAATACTTATCTGAGTGTCAGGGTAATTCAGAGCCTTGGAAGAAGTATCCAAAGCGGATGTTGCGCCATAAGGCTTTAATTCAATGTGCTCGTGTTGCTTTCGGCTTCTCAGGTATTTATGACGAAGATGAAGCCCGTCGTATTGATGATTGCCAAACTTCTACAGTTAAGACTGTTAGTTCAGATGTTCCGCAAGGTTATGAAGCTTATGAACAGCAGCATTTAGACACTATGCGCGCTTTGGCAATGGAAGGCACAGAAGCTTTGCAAACTGGATACGCTGAATTACCGCAAGGCGACTGCAAAAAATACTTCTGGACTAAGCATAGCGCTTCATTAAAAGAAGCAGCTCAACATGCTGACCAACCACAAGGACAAGTATATGAACATTCTCCAGCGTAGTGAAGATTGGCATTCAGAACGCTGTGGGAAAGTCACAGCAAGCCGAGTAAAGGATTTATATGCAAAGCCAAATAAAGGCAAAGCTTTAAATGCATTGGGTTTAACAATTCTAGCTGAGCGCCTCACTGGCGTTCAGAAGGAAATCTTCACAAACACAGCAATGCAATGGGGTATCGACAACGAGCCTTATGCAATAGCGGCTTATGAAAATGAGACAGGTAACTTTGTAGTCGGAACAGGCTTAATTGACCACCCTTTCATTGAAATGTTTGGGGCTTCACCAGATGGGCTTGTACTTGTTGAGGGTCAAATTGAAGTTAAGTGCCCTGACACGACAACTCATTTGAATACCCTTCTGACTAAGCAAGTGCCAGACGAGTACATTCCTCAAATTACTTGTCAGTTGGCTTGTACTCGTCGTGAATGGTGTGACTTTGTGAGTTATGACCCGCGTCTACCAGAAGAACTACAGATCATCATCATTCGCGTCTTTGCCAAAGACTTGGCTATCGAAGCACTAGAGCAAGATGTCCGCAAGTTCAACAAGGCTATAGATGACGCGATTAAAACATTGAAGGTGGCAGCATGAACGACTTAGAAATAAATGGTTATAAGATTTTTGAAAATTATGATGAAGCTGTTTATGCAGCTAAATCAAAAGAAGATGTTTACGATTTTTTCGTTGAAAACTATGGCCCTACTGAAGAATGCCAAGGCGAAACGAAGGAACAATTCATTGAAAACCTAATTGAAATAGATGTTGGTAGTGAATTTGCACAACGAATGAGAACGTACATCAGTGATGATACTGGCGAGGTGTCTGAATCTTCGCATTATGAACAATACAAAGAGGTTGCTTCTAAAGACGAAGGAACTGAAGTAATTGCATATTTAGTTTGGTGAGGACAGCAGCATGACAGATTTGAATAAGGAAAGAGAGCTAGAGCTTTTCAATGCTTTTGTTGAGAAAAATCTACCAGAACTTTTTGAAAAGCATAGCAATGGTAATTTCTTTGCAAAAGTTACTTATGACTCTATGTTTGGTGCTTGGTTGGGAGCCAAAGCTCAGGCGGTGCCAGAGGGCTGGGTAATTGCTCCCCAAGAATTGCCTTTGGATATGGCTTTAAAAATTGCAAAAGAGCGAATTTTAGAACAGCCACCAGTAAAGGACCCTGTTCTGAATGAGATCTTGGAAAAAGCCCACAAGGAAAATATTCAATCTGAACAATGTCGCTTAATGCGCGATTACAAGGAAATGGTTAAACGGTTAAGCGAATCGGGAGCTGAAAAATGAAAATGAACGCACCAATTAAACTTGAAATGAAAGTTTATGCAGTTAATAAAGATGGGCAACAAGCAATTGTTACTATGTCACTCCCTCTTGGTCAGTACCCTACGCGTTCAACGCTTGAAAAGATATTTAAGGATGCTGAAGGCCACTTGCCAGATGATTTTCGCGTGATGAATAAATCTGAGTTTTTTAACGCATACCTTCAAGAAGAGTACGGGACAACTGAAAAATTCGCTACACCTGGTTCTCGTGAATTTACTGATGATGTTATTGAAATGGATGAATCGGGAGCTGAGGGATGAGTGAATTAATTAAGGTTTTGGATGGTGGTGATTTCCGTGATCGTTGGAATGAGCTTTGTATCAAGCTAGAAGATTATGAAAACATCAATTGTGATAATTACGAACAAGAGCTCCATGATTTATTTGAATACCACAGCTTTAAATTTGATGAATCAAAGCACGAATATTGGGAAATCGAATAATGAGTGAAGTTAAAGCGGAAAGTAAGGAGGGGTGAATGGGGATTATGCAGTTTTCAATCACTTTGGAGGGTGATACCCCTCCTCAGATTTTACTTGGTCAAAACCTTGGTGGTGCTATTGTCACCAAGCTTGAACAGGTCAAACAAGAGTTAGTAAGTGCTGCTGAATTGGCGAAGGTATATAACTTAAGTGTTACTACCATTCGAGAAAAGCTTGTCTCAATCAATCAAGGTACAGAAGGTAAGCACATGTATGATCCTGAGCGAGCACGACAAATATTAACTAAAAAAGATGCAAACAAACGTGGTAGAAAGAGAGCTAACTAGCTCTCACTACTATTAAACATTTCTACAAGGTCCTGTGCGTTAGGGTTGTAGTAAGTATTAATTAAAATACCAATAGTCTTATGCCCTGTTATTTTTGCTAGTACTTCAACTGGTAGTTTTCTTTCCCTTACCATTCTTGTAATTGCTTCATGCCGTGTGTCATGAAAGTTAATGTGCTTCAGATCAGCAGCATCACGAATTTTTATCCATGTCCGTTTAAAAGTCTCAGCTTTAACTGGCAGTAAAATATCACTGTTTGACGGTAGTATTGATATAAGTCTTTTAGCTTCTTTAGACAATGGCACATTCCTAGACTCGCCATTCTTCGTCATAGGAAGGTGGACAAAGCCATCTTTAATGTCCTCTCTCCGCATACCAAGTATTTCGCCTTGTCTCATTGCTGTTTCAAGTGCAAATAACATTGCCCAACATACATAATGCTTTACGAATCTTGGAGGGTTATTCTTATCCCACTTAGCTTGCTGTAGAATTTTTTCTTGATCGTCAAAAGTAATACGCTGGCTTCGGCTCTTCCCCTTTTCAGGTTTAATTACGTTTTGCCAAACATTAGATTCAATTAAAAATAATTCTTTTTGAGCATAGGTAAATATTGATGAAAAAATAGAGAACTCATATAAGACAGTTCCATTTTTTACTTCAAGTACCCTTTTATTTCGCCACCTAGCTATATCGCTTGGCTTGAAGTCATATATTGATTTAGATGCCAATTCACCAACAATACGTTCCAGATTGTCTAACTTATTTCTAATGACATGCTTTGATCTTAATTTAATACCCTTTTCTGCATAGTATTTTTCGCAAAGCATCTTAAAAGGATAAGGTGTCTTTATCCCCTTTTCTTCTTGTACTTTTCCAGATTTCAACTCAAGCAACTTCATAGCTGCCCATTGTTCACATTCTTTTTCTGTGTCTCTGGTGCATGAATATCTTTTGTTTTCGAAGGTCACAGTAATACGGTACGTTTGCCCACGCTTAATAGGTTTAGGTAATTTCATTCTTGGTGCAGATTTGGTGCAGATTACTTTTTATTTTACTCATTTTATAAAAAAAATAGTCAAAATAATCACTATATGGTGCAAATATAGGTGACTAAAACAGGTTAATTTAACCCACAAAAACAATATAAATTGTTGATATTTAACAAGTCTAAAATTATGAGAATAATTTTCAACTCAACTTTATCAACAATATGTACAGCATGTGGGCTAAATAACCTTTTTAATTATATTGTGGGTATAAAACTATTTTTTTGTGTTGATAAACCATTTGCAATAACAGCTTGATCATAAATTCTAGCTTCAGCAAGTGCAAATGGATTGAAATTTTCATGAGTAAGTAACTCTGCAATATGCCCTACCACATTCATATGGCAAACAACCACAATCGACTCATAAGGAATTTGAGATAGCCATTCAATCGCTTCTTTTGCATCATCGTCAGGCTTAATTTTGTCGCATAACAACACTGGCACATCTTTAAAATAGGTCTGGATATGCGCCAACGTTTCCTGAGCACGCAGCAAAGGACTAACAACAAAAATATCTGGTTTTACAATATCCTTTAAAAAGGTTGCCGTTTGCTCAGCCTGTGCATGTCCACGCGCAGTAAGGGGACGTTTAATATCATTACCATTTACTGGCGGAGCAGCTTCCCCATGACGAACTAATGTCAGTTGCAT